ACGACGTTTTCCTGCACCGGTTCCGGCGTTGGGAGCAGATCGGCGGGCAGAAAAGACTTGGTGAAGCTCTCCACGGGCCGGGTGCCGGTGAGGTTGCCCTTCTCGCGGTCGTAAGCCACGGTCAGGCTCCCTTCGACGTCGCGGAAAATGTGGAAGGGGGACATGGTGAGGAGGAGCAAGTCCTGCGGGGCAGCCCCTTCTTCGAGCCAGACGGCCTCAAGGATCGGGGTTACGCTGTCGTTTTCGGTTTCCAGCGTAAAGCGCAACCATAAAGTGTCATCGTCAAGGTCAAGCAGGTCACCGTCGTCAACCGCCGTCCACGTGTCCGGCTCTACTTGATCGCTACCCGTGCAGGCATACTCTGCCGTGATAGATGTTCCATCCGGGGTCGTGGCGGCAAAGCGCAGGCGGGGCGCGGCTTCGGGGATAGACGCGGTCGGTAGGGTGAGGGTGTAGACACCGTGAGCATCGTAAACTGTAGCTGATGGAATTACAAGTTTGTTGTCAAGCCAGACTTCGACGAACTCTACTCGTCCTCTTACTGATGAACTATTCCTAGTAAAGCACCCAAATCCAACAGTAACAGCTTTGTCTATACTGGAAACATCAATACTGTCAACACGCTTATCGTAGTTAGAACTCGATATCTCAGTCCTCACTCCATCTATCCATATCGCAGAGCTTACGTAAGATCTGTTGCTCATAGAGCTGGAAAAAGACAATTCATCAACTCCCGTTAAGTCTATTTCGAACTCTATCTTAAACTCCTTATCGTTAGAGATACTCCCCGAAGACACTCGCTCTAAGATGAATGTTTCATCTACTGTAGCAGTAAAAAAGGAACTGTAAAGATTTAAAATACCATCTGGCCACTCCAAGCCTGCAGATCTCTCTAGCCTCACTCCGCCCGCCTCCGCCTCTACGCCGTCCATATCCCCACTCTGGTCGTCTTGCCAATACTTGGGCAGCGGATAGCGCTCCACGCTCTCGACCGTGTATTCTCTTTGCGTCAAGGACCCAAAGATGATCGGGTCGCGCTCCATGCCGGTCACGGTGAAAGCGACTTCGTTGCCCACTCCAGCGTAGAGCTCTGCCTCATAAAAATAGAGCCGTCCGGAAGTGCGCCCGGACAGAATCACAAAGCGGTAGTAACGGTAAGCGGTTTCGTTCGTAAAAGATAGATCCCGCCAGCCCGTAGATGCAGCGTTCTCGCCGGACCAAAGCTCCGTCCATGTCGTGAGGTCGTTTGATGCTTCCAGTTTGTATTCATTCACCCGGTAGCTCCCGCCGGAGTAATATCTAAAGCGGGTGACTGCTTCTGCTTTACCAAAATCGATCTGCAGCCATTGGGGCAAGGCCGCGCGGGTCTGCCAGTAGGTCGAAGTGCTGCCGTCAAAAGCCTTTTCTGGGCCATAAGAGGCACTATAGCTATCACTCGCCGTATAAATCACACCAGGTGCAGGGGCAGCTTTCCTCTCCCCTACTACAAGGGGCGGCAGTCGCCCACTTGCATCTCCCATCAGCGGCTTGTCAAACTTGACCACGATCTTCTTCCCTGCGCCCTTGCCGCCCCATGTCCACTCGCTACTCATTCCAGATCGCCTCCACTTCCGGCCCGCTGACTTCCTCATACTCCAATCCCGTCGGGGTGAAAACGGTATTAAAGGGATCGAATAACTGATCCGCCTCGCCGCGGCCTCCGCCCAAGAATTTCAGCGTCAGATCGCCCTCTACCGAGTGGTTCAGATCGAGGGTAGTCAGGACAAAGTGCAGGGGATCTTCGCTGTCCGCAGCAAGGCCCGTCACATCAAAAAGGTCGTCGTTCTCATCGTAAACTTGGAAGTCCTCAGCAACCAATTCAGTAATCTGATGTTCAAAGAAGATATGGATCGTTTCGTTATCTTCGTTGTAGATAGTTACTATATTATTATATGCTGCACCGTATAGAGTAAGTAGCTCTAAACCAATTACTCCAGTAATTGTGTGTAGGTCGTTGTAAATATCTGTATATGTTAAGGAAATAAGTTCCGTTTCCAAAGTAATTGCTGCCCCAATGGTATGTTGCTCAATAGCCATAAGTGCCCAGTTTCGGGTAGTAATAGTCCAGTAGAGTCTGCCGTTAGATTCACATATAATTCCTACACGATAATCATTTGTTCTAAATAAAGCTATATTCTGAGTAGGAGTAGGCAACTCAGTAACTATTCGCTCCGGTTCCCAGATAGCTGGGAGATCGGGTGGTTGCTGAGCATAATTTCTGTAACACACAACACCATTTCGAATATACGCTATGATAACTCCCTGATCATGGTTCCACAAATAAGTATTCTTCCAACCCCTAAGCATAGCCACCCTACTTACTCCATCAGCTGCTAACTCAAACGGGGTATCTAATTGTCCTCTTTGGACTGTTAGTCTACCAAATGGTCGGACTATAGCCACAAACGGACTTCCAACAGTATAAGGGGCATGCTGCCCACCAGGAATTCTCTCCCAGCGACCATCAAACTCAATCGCAACGTCAATAGCTGTTGCGAGTGAGTATTCATAGTCCCACTGAGTAGGAATGCGATCCACCATTAGAGATGTAGCTACCTTAGCCCAGCCATCCTCAATATAGGCCATGTAGAGCTTAGTAGGACCTTTAAAAGGATCTGGCCTTTGGACTGCTACTCGAGCAGGTCCTAGATCTACTCCTGTTCTTATAGTTCTCGCCTTAAGTAACATTAGCTCACCTCAGCACAGGCCTATCAGCATCAAGCCCATACAATATTGATTTCTCTCTAAACAGCTCTACCCAGGGGGTCTCCTCATACATCTCTTCCCATATATTCAAGTTCTTCCTAAGCTGAATATTATCAACCTGGAGCCCTCCTTCAAGGTCTTCTGTGATAACAGAAATTCGAACTGCTCGTAGTACCAGAGAGTTGTTAACTGGGCATATTTGCTCTGTATGGATCCATCCTCCACTAAGAACGCTTTCTTCTGGTAGCAAGCTGGGATGACAAGGCAGTATGAATCTATCAATAGTTTCTCCTACATAACCAAACTGTAATAATACGTGTCCTAAGACCTCGATGCCTAAAGGAGCTGTAGGTAACCTGAAATCTATAGATATCTTGAAGTCCGGAGGATTCTTTAATATATCTACCTGATCTAGTTCTTGCCACATAAAAGCAGTTGGCAGTAACTGAAAGCAATGTGTACCTTCCGTTCCTCCAGGAACTCTAGATACTCCTAGCGTCTCCCAATCCTCTAGACTTTCAGCAGAAGAATTAAGTAGTAAGTTGTTTCCATACTCCTCAGCCATAGTGTACTCCTTTGCTTACAGCGTAAACCCGAACATCGACAGCTCCGTAATTGCATCTGCACCAGCAGCCCCAACAGACAGCGTTGCATCTGCGCTAGTACCACAAGATAGAGGGATGGGCAGGCTGCAGTGGACCCGCGCGCCTTTTTCTGCCTGATCTCCTATTACGTCTCGCATGATTACAGTAGATCCATCTTTGACTTCAATAATAACGTCATTACTTGCATCTGCGCCTCTAAGAGCCACAGTGAATCCCGAGATGTAATGTTTCTTGTCAGCCTCGGCGGTAACCTTAGCCTCTGCAGCTGTGTTTGCGCTGCTAGTCGAAACTATAGCCCAAGGGACAGCACTAATAGGGTAACAGTCGACCAATTGAGCCTTTAATGTCCCAGTCACGGCGGCTTGTAACGAATCTTGCTTTGCAGCAGTTGCAGGTGCTAGGATGATCTTAGCCAGGATCGCCGCTAGAGTTGTCTGTGTGGCCGCATCTGTAGGTAGGGCAGCTTCTACAACCTTAACATGACCTGGATTCGTTTGCGTAAGCAGTGCTGATCCATCTGGCCCCCATATTAAAACTCTCCCTGCACCAGAAGTACCCTTCCATTCTTCGTAATCGTTGCCAGCTGCATTCAGGAACTGCGGTACCGGTCTACCTTGTTCATCTAAAACTAACTCAGCCATCTTTTCACCTACCTTAACTCAAAATGTCTTGGTACCAGGGAGAATAGTCCTGGACTTATAAACACCCAATCCTTCACTATCAATGATTCTTTTCTGATGCCGTGTATTGTTCCAGAGAGAGCTCCATCGTATGATATAGTAGATCTCAAAACGACAACTTCCTCTTCTTTAAATTTATCGGAAGGATTCTCTAGTGTTATTGTATCTAAAAGCTCTACTGCCGGATTCCCTCGGATATTCGCCTGCACATAAGCGTTAGGGTCAAGTCCTATGTTTCCTGCCAATGATACGTATTCTCTTGCTACCGAAATATCTTGGATAAGATCGCTATTGATTACTTGCTCTTTTACGCCGTATAAAGTTGCGAGGGGTTTATCAGTACGGTTCACATTACTTTCTGACACCCTAATAGGAATGCCTTCTGCGTACAGTGAAACTATCTCAGGAGTCCCAGGATTTGTTATGCGTATATCGGCAGTCCACGCCCCGTAGCTAAGTCGGTTGATATAGCTGGTTTTTGCTCCTCGAAGTGAAAGTTGTGAGAGGGATGCAATAGGTCCTGGACTAAACTCCAAACTCTTAAAAGTATTGCTACCCCTAGGTATTTCTAGGTTCTCCATGTTCAGTACGGTCGTGAGTTTATCTAAACTTGGGTGTCGATTACTTACAGTAGTCGACGTGAAGATGTTTCGATACTCCTGAGGGATCTCCATGTCGAAAACCTGTGTAACATCATCCATTGTGGCTACGCTATCCGTCAGCCTGAAATTATTTATAGCCGCTATTCTGCCTTGCCTATCTGCTACTATGGTACAACTCCCCGCAGTCGCCAGTTCTTGAAAAGCACTCCATGCTTTCCCTCTCGGCAACCATCCCATGCGCACGTACTGCTTTAAAGTAGGATCTATAGCGTACTCGGAACTAGATAGTCCTAGAACGGTAAAGAGGCGCTTTAGCATTTCCGCGATGGTGGTATTTCTCATAACAGGAAATGGAGGAAGTTCTATCTCCCCTAACCTATATAGTTGATCATAGCACGTCACGGACGCTTCAGTACTCAAGGAAGGAGCACTCCAGTCGCCTGTCCAGAATACTCCTAAAGGAATCCACTCAATAGATTCTGTGTGTGGATGCCCCACATCCAGCCCAATGAAAGGTACAATCTTAAGATTCGGTAGGAGTTTCCCAAAGTAAGGACTGCCCTCATTGCTGGGCGTAAAATATCTACTCGCATTATCTAAATTCAGAGACAGCTCGTTAGCGGATACCCTACCTAAGGGGCTCTCTGATTCGGCACGCGCTTCTTCGAGTAACACGAACGAAGAGATATCATCATCCTCGAAAACCGTTGGCGCGGCCGACGGCCCATTGAAGTACACCTCGACCTTAGCTACGCATCTGCGTTCGGGAGCGTCTATTTTCAATTTATAGTTATTACTCACAACTAACATACTAACACCTACTGTTCTATAAGGTCGAAATTGACATCCTTCCAGTACCATAGAGGAGACGCAGCCTCGCCGCCGCGAAGGTAATCCGAGGGTATGTGTCCCGCATAGCAGGTCGCGGTTTTTGTCACGCCGTTCTCGGTATAGGACAACGTAAAGAACATTTCATCTGTGTCTATTAAAGATAAAATGGTGGATAGATCGGTACCTGTTAATTGATTGTATCTCAAGAGGAACTTTCTCTTTTTAGCCACTAATTCAAGAGTCATTAGTCCCGAGGCAACTCTGCCAGCCTTCGTGAGATTATAGCGTTCTATGGAGAAGCTGTCTGGTCTCTTAATAGGTGTACTGTTTATGGCTAGTTGGACACTCATACTTGTCCCACCCTTCTATCTTCCTTTATCCTAATGACTCGCATACGCCTCTCAAGCTCTCGCAAGCCTCTCTCATCCGCAATCAGTGTTCCCACGTAGACAGGTTGCTGTTCGCTACCGGCGGCAGGCATGAGGGAAGCAAACTCGGAAGCAATAGCTCTAGCGAAGGGTCTAGCATCCTCCCCTGTTAGGGGGACTATAGCCTCTTTTCCATGTTCTCCGGCACGTACTAACATTTCCTCTGGGATTATGCCTCCATGCTGCAGTCTTGGTATTTCGCCGATCCTAGGCAGCCCTATCGTGCCCCCGCCTAGAGACCCTAGGGGGCCCAAATCTATTTTCGGTACATTAAAGCTTATAGCATTCCAGGCTCTAATGAACTTATTGACAAAGTCGATTGCAATATTGATGTTGTCCCTAATCGTATTCTTGATTGCCGTCCACTTCTCTGAGGCACTCCTCCTGATGCTCTCCCAAAGCTCCGCCATCTTGAGTCTTACTTCTGTCCATTTACTTACTGTATCCCTCTTTGTTTCATCTGTCTCTGCGGCAACAGCCGTCTTGACGTTTCCGAATATCCCACCTACTAGTAAAACTATTCCTGCAAGAGCCCCTGCTACTCCCGCGGGCACTCCTGCGAAAGCTAGTATGATTGCCAAGATAATGCCTGCTACAATTAGGAGGATCGGCCCTTTGTGTTCTTCTAGTGTCTTCGAGATCTTTCCTCCCCATTCTTTAGCTCTAGCTAAGCCGTCTGCAACCCATTCAGTAAGGGGTTTGTCAGCGGCTATGGGGAAGGGAATCAGGACTCGCAATATCGCTTTCAGTCCCAAATCCACCATACCCGGTGCATCTGTTTGAAATCCTCTCTTTATTTCCTTCACAGAATCAGAAATCCATTCAGCTACGGGTATAAGCCCCCGTAACGGGAGCGGCACTAAGGCCTTTATAATATCTGCCAGTCCTAGCTCTACCTTCTTAGGGGCTTCCTTTTGGAGGCCCTCTTCTACTTCCTCGTTCGTGCCCCTTATCCAATCAATTATGGGTTGTATTGCAGCGGGGCTGAATGGAAACAGTATCCTTAAAATAGTTAGGAGACCTTCCTGCAATACCTGGGGTAGGTCTGTTTGGAATCCCTTTTGTATCTCGGCTACTGTATCCGATATCCACTTTGCAAAGGGTTCCAAAGCCTGCATGGGAAACGGGAACAGTAGTCGTAATACTACCAGAAGTCCTCTTGCGATAGCCTGCGGTATACTTGTGGTGAGGCCTTCCTCTATTTCTTGAGGTATCTCCGTTTGGAATGCTTTCCTTACCTTTGGTATAAGCTCGTCGAGCCACTCAACAAATGGTCTCAGCAGCGCCATAGGCACCGGGAATAATAGTTCTAAAACAGTACGTATTGCCTTGCCAACGGTCTGTGGAAGCCTTTCCTGCAGACCTTCACGGACAACTCTTTCAACCTCATCGGTTTCTAGCTCTAGCTCTTTTACAGGGATATGAACTTTCTCCTTCAGCAGCTCCCAAGCATATGCCAGATCCTTTACGCCCTGAATGAGGGGTACCAACATAGGCACTAAAGCGGGAATCCAGTTAAACCATTCCGGGGGTATTGCGAAGCGCTTTTTCGCTTCCTCGAAGGCCTTGCTGCTGTCTTCAATTTGTTCTTCTACATCCCCGGCACTATCGCCGCCGCCGAAGTCCCAACCTAGATCAGGTATTTTTCCCAGGGCGACTCCGATGTTATCCAAGGCGTCAGGGACAGGATATACCTCGTCGAAGGAGGCAATAAAAGTGTTCTTAATAGCGTTTCCAGCTTCTTCGGCATCCTCTACTATGTCCTCGAAGGAGTCGCTTATTCCAGACAATGCATCTGATAAGTCTTCGGGGTCCATAGGTTTCAGGATGTCATCTAGGTTGAATCCAAAGAAGGAAGACAAACGCTTCATCATTCGATCCAACCAATCACTTACCGACTTAATAGATAGTGCCAGTCCTATGAACGCGGCCACTAAAATTGTAATAAGCGCAACTATAGGATGTTCAGTAAGTGCAATATATAGGACCTTTATCGCCCTAGCCAGGAATCCAACTGCTGCTCCTACAGCATGTGCTATCCCTAATTTTTTGATGGCGAGTGTTAGGAGCCCTACCGCTGCAGCTACTGAACTCGAAATAAGAAGACCTACTATGGCGCCTACTAAAACTCTTATGACGGGACTACTCTGTGTGGCCCATACAAACAACTGTGCTAGTACGCGCACTACACCTGCAAGTACAGGCAATACTGCCGCTAGCGCCCTAACAAACCATTCACCGAGGGCACTAATCACAGGCTTCAGTGCTTGCCCAATCATCTTCAAACTTTCCCACAAGGAACCTAAGGCAGCTATTATAACTCTAATGGTAGTATGTAGCTCTGGGGGTACCAGAGCCTCTAGAAGGTGCGCCCTACCTATTTTGTCTATCCCTTGACGGATGCTATCTAACCGCGTAAGAAGGTTTTCGGCGAAGTTCTTCCAGGAGTCAAACAAAGGTTTAAATGCCGCAGAGCCAATAATCATTAAGTTATCTTTGATTCTGTTTGTGATGCCCTTGAGGGTTCGCTCTACCTCTTTGGCAGCCCCCGCGAAACGTTTCTGCCAACCAGTTAGGAGAGCTTGTATTGCGACACCTGCCGGAATCGCCTCTCGTCCGATATTTATAATCTGGTCCCGAGTTAACCCTAACTCTTCTTGCAAGATGTGCGTTACGGGGATTGCCATCTTCTGCAGACGCCGCATAGTCATTGCAGTCAAGCGGCCTTCAGAACGAATTTGCCCAAAGATATCTGCGATTCTAAATAAGTCCGTTCCAGTAGCTGCAGTTACGTCCGTTAGGCCTTCCATTATAGGCATAATCTGCCGCAGGTCAAAACCTGCCGCTAATAAATACCTTGCGGCGGAAACCGACTCCTCAATATTGAAAGGAGTTTCAGTTGCAAAGTCACGTAGTTCCTTTATAAGTGCTTTAGCCGCGCGCTCGTCCCCCAGGAGGTACTTAAACTGTACAGCGGCTTGCTCTAAGGAGGAGGTCAATTCCCACACCGCAGATATACTTTCCCGGATGGTACGTAACAGCGTATAAAACGCCTGGGAAATCAAAATTCCTGTAACTACTCGTGCGGTGTCCTTAACGTATCCTCTTATGGCCCATGTAGTCCTCGCAGCTTGCTTCTCGGTATCCTGCAGAGCCTTTTTGGGTCTCTTACCGAAGGCATCTTCCATCTCAGTACCCGCTTTGCGGGCAATACTAACAGCCTCCTCCATGCCTTCGGAAAACTTAGTAGTACGAAGGGAGAGATCAGCAAATAAATCCGATACTTTCATCGCCATTATGCATCACTCCCCCTTCCTTAGAATACAACTTGGTCAATATATACTTGTTTCGGTTTCGCACCAGCCCTCCCACCCTTCGATTCGAGCGAATTAGCTTCAATATACACCCTACATAGTGCATTGAGCTTTCGAGGAGTGGTCTTCCAGAAGGCCTCTTCTGACATCTTAAGTACCACTGTACCTATATAGTACATTAAGCTCCAGTCCCAGATGTCTCCTTCTGGGGCACTGCCAAAGGGGCCGCAGCGTCCTCTTCCACAGCCGCGGCCTTTGCAGTCCCTGTTGCACTTGCAAGTTCCGCGATCTCTCCCATGTCAACGTTCATTGCTTCACCGATCTTGCTTACCAGTGAAGGCAAGTCCTGAATGCTGATGAGACTCCCGATGAACTTGGGAGTTATTTTCGCCTCCCCTTTATCATCCAGCTCCTCGTGTATTAAACCTGCCCACAAAACAATACGGAGTGCTTTGATACTGCCCTGTTCCAGGGCATCCATTGCCGCCTCAACCGATCCATACTGTTCTTCTATCTCTGCAAAGGCATTTAAGTCAAACTTCATATGCCTCTGTTTGTCCAGCATTATCGGAATCGGTTTCGATCTAACATCCCTCACGTTTGACACAAGAATCTCTCCTTTCTTGTTAAAGGCGTTTCTTACTCAGATAAGAACACCACTGACCTCGTGACTACATCAGAATCCGACAACCCGTCCTTAGTTGCAATGGCCTTGATCTCTACAGTTTCTCCACCTAACTCTGAAGTTGTCAATGCAAAGGGACCCTCATAGAGAATATCTTGATCTGTAGGGACCTCGCCATCCAAGGTGTAGTAGAGTTTTGCATTGTGCGTAGTGGTAAATAAAGTCACCTGGATCTCGTCGTCGTTTGCGTATTCATCCTTTTCAGGATAAAGCGCGACAACAGGCTTAGCAACCTTGGAAGGCCCTGCACTTATAGTTTGCAACTTAGTGGCCGTAAACCAGTTTGAAGGTTCGAATCCTTCAACATCATCGTCCCCTATTAACTGATAAGCATCATCGTAGTCACGCTTGACGAATTGCCCGTTAATAGTAGGCGTTTGGAATGTAATAGTGTCCCCCTTCGTTTCGTGGCTTTGCTCCGGTACCATGAACTTGCCCTTGAGCAGCCATACATACCTATAGCTGCCATTGGACTTAAGGGACTTGAAGCCTAAGGCAATCCACGGGGGTATATCACCAGCTTTCCGGATTAACTGCCCTGCGGACAACGCTCCGTGCCCCAATAAAACCGCTTGGATGTCCAAAGGCAAATCAGCCACATTTAATTCTAACTCGATCTGACCTAGGGTCGCAGCAGTTTCCATGGGTCCATCATCAGCAAATAAGGTTTCCATGCTAGGGTTGGGGTTAATATTTGCTGTAATAGCTCCAATGATACGCTCGGGCTCTTGGTACTGCACTCCTACGCCTACTTCATCTGAATCTAATATTGCGTAGTAGACATCTCTTAAGCCTATTTGAACTCCTCTGCTTACTTTCGCCATTCATTTTACCTCCTTCGTTAATGATCACGATAGGTGATCACACCTATGTTGAATCCGTACTTTACTCTACCCTGCGAATCTACCTCTACTTTAAAAGGGGTTTGTCGAGCATATATAACAGCCCACCTAGAGGTTAACGTAGGATTTATCTCCCTCATGTCCAGCGTCCGATCTTCCGGCGTATCCAGCACGTTAAATATTTCCCATGCTTTGACACGAGACCAATCTGGATTGTGCTGCCCAGATCTCACCGTAATCTGAACACTTCTATCTACTGCATTGACTCCAGTAGCTGTTCCTCTACCTGCATATTCATATAGGGACACAATCTCATCAGGGGAGTCAGGCATAGTATCCCTGAAACAGTCAATTGCATCTCCTTCCACTACGTTTTTGTAGGTAAGAAACTTTACTAGGTCAAGCAAGAGATCCGTCACCTCGTCAAAACCCTCCTCATCTTATCTTTGACGCTTATCACTAATCTGGCGCTGAAGTCTTGGAGGCTGCTCATAAGTGGCCCCTCAAGGAACTTTGCGTTCCCTACGGGGTGGTGAACATCTAAGCGCTCGTGCACCGGGACCATATAATCCGCGGGGTGTTTCCCAGTCAATGGATTGGCTTCCCCGCGCCCGTAGCCTACACGAATCTGCACTACTCCCTCCTCGTTTTCTGTGGGCTCGTCGACAAAGGCGGAATTCTTTAGCGTCCCAGTTTCCACAGGAACCTGTTCGAGACTTTCTGTCATTACTTCTTCTGCAAAATCTAGCAATCCCTCGCTGCCGCCTGCAATTGCAGCCTCGCGGGCTTTCAGAAGTTGTTTCTCCAAGGTACGCAGGGATCTCTTATCGAACTCTAATGTAGGCATTATACGTTCACCTCCACCATATTCATACAGCCCTTCTCTCCATAAAACGGCTGCACCGAGATAATCGGGGGCTGTCTACCATCAGGCAGAGTTATTCGATCATGACATGTAATAGCCAAGGAGTCCGCGTCCGCGTTGAAATATAATGTCTCCCGAGAGATTACTTCCTCGCCTTCCATATTGCGCACCATTTTCAGCACACCAAAGATGGCGCAAGTAAGCGTTTTAGACGTTCCATAGGAAGGTTTCCCGCGGCCGTCAGGCTTTATATACGGCTCGCAAGTTATGCTCTGAGTTAACATAGCTATAACTATCTGTCTGTCCACGCCTACTCGCACCTCCCTGATCTATACGACATAAGGTCACGCTTGAAAGCTGGGCCCTTCACATCCTCGGGGCCTCCCATATATGGAGGAGCCGAGCTAGCTATTCGGGATTTAAGGTCTCTACCTAACCTTGCAAAAGCTTCGGACCTCTGGCTTGCTGCTACGTGCTGCGGCCCCAAGGTAAAATCAGCTTGACGTGCGAACTTCCTTGCAAGAGCTTCACAGCAACGTGCAGCAGCGCCGTAGATTCTCGATTCTACAGACAAGGCATATACTATTTCCTCATCGGTTAATAACTGATCATTCGTGTCTGTATCTCCTATCTCGAACCTAACCGCGTCTTTGTTGCTTGCTGTCGGGTCTCCACTATAGGTCCACGCCATGATTATACAACCCCCTACCTTGGCTTATCCACAACTACAATATCGACATCGAAGGTTGAACCATCTTCAGAACAGACTATATCAAACCCATCTTTAGTTTTGTTATCAACTGCTACGAGTTTGATATTGGCCTTGCCTGCCTTGTCAATACCTGCGGGGGTGAGTGCCACGTAATAGTCTGCATCTGCCATAGGCTCTCCATATCCTAGTCCCTGAACTCCATAATAGGTTGCGTCTGAGAAGCCTAAAACCGCGTTGCCTGTCTTGTCAGCAACTACTAGACGGCCGCCAACTACCTTTCCAAGAATAGCAACATAGCCGTCGCGATCTTCAGCAATGAAGTTCTCTGCTTCTTCGTTTATGAATGCAGCAACCTCTGCAGCTGTACACTTCGACACATCAGCACCGCAACCTTCTCCAGGAATGCTTGCACCAGCTGCGCCAATCTTCAGAGCGTCTGCAACGTCGTTCTCGGTTCCTGCCCCAATCTCCACGCTGGACGCAGTACCTTTAGTACCACTGGTAATCTTGTAGGTACCTGTCCCGTTTCCATCGTTAGATGTGAAGTCTACAGTTACTGCATCGTATCCAGCAATCTTACGAATCTCAGTTTGCATTGCAGAAGCTATAGCTGCCCCTGAGTTCAAACCTGCAACTGTCAGCTCTACTTCATGAAGCTCATCTCCGTCTACGGCGATCTGGAACTTATTGGCAATATCAGAAGAGATATCGATTGCTCCTTGATCCGTCCCCTCATGGTAGCCTGCGGCACCTCCGAGCTCGAGGGCTTCTGCAGAGAGTCCATCAGGAGTCACTTCGATTTCCTTAGAGGTACTGAAGTCGAAAGTTTCCTCTGTGGTACCTTCATGCTCCGCGGGAGAGCCTGCACTGATATCTACAGGAGTAGGGTTTGCTCCATTTAGCTTCACTGTTCCTACGCGAACGCTGAACGTAACTGCACCATCATCGAGTGCTTTGGAAACGTCGTTGAGTTGGTCGGCAGTTGCTGTGACTTCCTCTCCATCTAAGAAGAGCCGCCCAATGTTCAGAAACTTAAAGTATTTTAAACCTGGTATTTTCACTTAATGGCACCATCCTTTCTTTCCGTAATAGTGGCCTTCTCTTTTGTACCAAGAGGAGTAGCCGCCGGGGATGCCTTTACGGGCCCACTTGCTTTTCGGACAGTCGATTTAGCAGCTTTCTCAGCTCCCGCTTTAGGTGCAGAAGTTTTAGGAGCTGCAGGTGCCTTAGGTAATACTGTAGGAGGGGCCTCTTTCTCCTTAGGAGTGCGAAAGGCGTTGTATATCTCCCTTAACAACTGTCCTCTATTTGTGAGATGCCCCTCCCTAACAGCCTTACGAATTGATGCAAACGATCTAGGGTTTAACTTGCGGAACTCGATTGCCACAAGATCTCCTCCTAGCCGGTGACGGCATCTGCAAAAAACACACCAAGATCAGCTGCAACGATCTGCTGATCGAATGCCATCTCACCTTCGATTCGCTCCGTCCCCATTCCCAGCATAGGCATCGGGATCCGTAATACCCGGTTACCATACGCGCCGGCACCCATCAGACCAGTCCATGCGAAGATGTATCCGGCAGAGGGGGTCTTCAGGGCGGGACGGGGGGCAGAGTACGCAAGCAGCGCATGATCGCCCAATAGGAAGTCAGTGTCTTCCAGGGCTCCCTTATTAGCGATATTACGAACTGCCCAACCTACTACTACTTTGTCTACGTCGAACAGAGAAGCTAGGATATCAGCGGTTACGATACCTCTCTGAGTAAACACGATGCGGCTCAAGATGTCGTCATGGTTCCTTAAGGTCTCATACACACGGGCCCCCAGTACTAGCACGTTGGGACGATACCCCGTAACAGCAGCTACTGCTAGCTTACCATTCGCGACGTCTTGAATAGGTAAGGAGCCCTCTTCGCTCCACCTTTGGAATTTCCCAGCACCGGGGTTCTCACCTGCGGCCCCCGAGAGGGTAGTCCCCCAAGGCGAGGTGTAAGCCCCCTCGCTGCCCCCAGTAGTCGAGAAGTATTTGCTGGCCCAAAGTACCTCTCTGTGGAGAAGCATCTTCTGGGTAACAAACTCCGCAGAGTCCTGATCGGGGTTCAACGGGGCATCCGCGTTGGCGCGATCTTCCTCAGTTACGTCCCTATGGAATGCAAATTTCCGGGCGAAGTAACTGGGGGAATGGTCTACCTCATACATTCCACCAGCAGACTCAGTACCCGGGGCGCGTTCCTTTGCCTCATCACGGAACCAGTCTTCCTTCTTGTAAACAAAGTATCTGTCAGATTGTTTCTGAACAGGCACGATAGGGAAGACCTTATCCGCAACAAAGCTATCGGCGCCCTGAATATATGCTACGCTGATATTAGTTAGCGCTCTATCAATGTGAATCATACCACGTGTCGGTTGCGGCACTAAAATCACACTCCTTCCAGTTGTACTTTAATTACGACAATAAAACGGAGAACACTTCACCAGCGGCGGCAGAGGTAAGAGCCTTACCAACAGCAGCACCGCCTGACTTATTAACGAGCTTACCAACACTGCCGACTACCTCAACTGCGCTTCCGGCGTCCACCTGACCACCAGCAATCGCGAATGAGATACCCGTCTTCATCACTCGGATGGACTCGGGATTCGCAGCAGCAGCGGGCATTTGAGCTATACCATCAATAGCCTCAGTCGCTCCAGCTACAGTAACAGCTCCCCCCGTAGTGACCTTAACTGCAGCGAACTGCAGGAGGTCTCCAACACTCTTAGCTGTGTAGGCGAAACCTGGTTGTTCGTAGGCCATACTATTGCACCTCCCCTAACTCTTTTTGGTACTCAGTGTACAAGTCAGGGTTATCACGGAGTACCTTTAGAATAGCCTGCTCTTTGGTGAGGCCATCGGCACTCTTAGTTACTAACTCCTGAGCTTGCGCTTCAATCTTAGCCCATGCATCCCCACCGGCGTCAGAGGAGCCGCTGCCAAGTTCCTTCATAATAAGGGTGTTCTTGGAAACTAACTCATTGGCCGCCTTGAGGATTGCTTCTACCTCGGCGTAGTCCTCAGCACTTGCGGATGCAATGCGCTTTAAAACGGGCCCTACTTTCTCGACGTCCATAGTGAGATTTGTGAAGGCCTGCGCCTTAGTGACGTACTCTCGGGTCAGAGCCTCGTCTTGCACCTGCTTGGCGATTTTTTCGGCCTCTTCCGCTCTCTTCTGGCTATCTTCTACCATCTTCCTAACAGCCTCAGGCAGTCCCTTAAGGACGTCGTCGTCACCAGCACCATTACCATCGTCAGTGCCGTCGCCGGGCTTCTGGGTCTTTTCGAGTTCCTCGACACGCTCTGTTAGGGTCTTGATAGAGGTGTCCTTCTCTGCTAGGTCTTTCTCCATAGCAGAAACTTTATTTAGCTCTTTCTCTAGAGGCTTACGTTGCTCTTCCGGTAAGCCTTCCAGGAATTTCTTAATGTCGAACGGCATATCTTCACTGCCCCCTTTCCATTTGTTGAGTATTTCCTCTAATCCCTTAAGCGCCTTACTAATAATTGTGTCTACATGTTCACCTCCTTCGGGGTCTTTGTGTTTAAATAGCGACACACGTGCGTCGGGATTATCTCCCGCCGTAACTAGATCGACGCGGTCAATAAGTAGCCCCTTCAATTTCTTAGGCACTATTTCACCTCCTCACGAAGGGCACGCCCCTGGATGCTAAACATGGGATATGTCCCATCTTTCACCTTAGCAAACACTTCGTCATCGTCGATATAAAACCCTACCCACCAACCCATGGGGAGTGCATTCTTCTGCAGTCCCATGTTCCCCAGCTTTTGTGGTGTTATTACAATGGATTCGACAAGTCTACCCACTGCTTCCCCTTTATGCATCACTCCCGATTCACGAAATTCTAGGTTGAAAACGTAAGCAGCGTCTTCGAGCTCCCCAATCTCAACCATTTCTTCACTGTGATCGATAACCTGTTGTCCATCTTTTCTGACGGACACGTAGGCCCACCCAAACACCAGATTTCGATCCTCGTCAATCTTTGTCACAGGGGAAAACTTTTTAATCCACTTATCACCTTCCTTGTGCCAACCGGCACGTTCTACTGCACTCCAAGCAATCCTAGCACTCTCAGATTCACCATGATTCGTAGCGTTGGCAGAGTTGTACGCCGCGCGCCATATGGATTGTGCTTCCTCAGGCAATGCATCTTTGATGGGTGCCGGCAAAACTTGGTTGTCCAGGTACGGCACTATCTCACCCCCTGTGGCGCACCCGTATTCATTAAGCGACCATCAACATCCGGTGTACCAGGAAGAGTGGCTCCGGGCTGAGGCGCGGGTGCGTCAAGAGTTTCCGCAGGTTTCATAGGCATACCTGCGATGTTACGTAAGAAATCTTCCAAATTCTCGTCAGGGAATAATGGCATTTGTGCCCCGGAGAGCGCTTGGATGTATCTTGCCATCTCACTTAGGTTTGGTACTAATACTTCTCCTGTAATTAGCTTGGGGTAATCCGTCAAACCTGGAAAGGCATTCAGTTTAAACAATCTCGGAATTGCGTGCCTATTGAATATTTCCGCTATGGATTCCAGGATAGCCTCCAATGCGGCTCCTAACAAGCTGGATTTCACGTCCGCTAGTGCAAAACTGCCTACCTTGTCTCCGCCCATCATAACTATGTCTGCTAGCAGTGTTATAGCGATCCTCTGATCGTACCTATTTATAATTGCGTTTGTGTCAAATTGCCGTCTGCTCCCTGTGGATAGGAGCTCCAATTTCCACCCAAATGGCAATAAAACCCCCTCACTTTGATCCCTACGAATGTTTCTGACTAGCTTTTCACCCTCATTACGCATCCGTGTCGCTAGTTCGTCGTGCGGGTTCCAGATGTCTACTGTATCCGGGGGCGTTAAAACGGGTAGCCCGGCCAAATCACGCTCGATACCGATGCCCTCAATCTCTTCAATGTGTTTCTTAAAATACCAACTGTTACCAGAGAAATGGGGCTTCCCGTTGCGTCTCACATATACTATACCATTCTCGGTGGTGGGGCACCACACCTTCCCCTTATAAGGTGTCTTTTCGATATTACCAAAGGCTCGTGCATTAGGTTTGCCGAGAGACATTTGCCACAGGTCATTGTTTAAGCCTGTAGCTATGCCGTTTATGATCCTACCACTGGTTGCTTTCCTCTGTGCAATCCTTATTTGTCCATAATAACCGGCTTTTAATGCCAACTCCTGTAAGTCGTCAATTAACCTCTTGCTTGTTGAGTATATGACCTTAGTTCCTTTGTAGTCTTCTAGATTCCCCACTATAGAGCCATCACACATAACATACCAATCGAGGAAAGTTCTAATATTCTCGGGGGGCAACTGTTTTATGAAATCAGGGATATACTTCGTACCTGAGGTACCCATATCTACGAACTCATCGTAAATATTGCGCTGCGAAAAGGCAAATTTTTTAACATTTCCATTATCGAACTCAGTATAAGGGATTCCCGAGGACTCTAAGAGATCACGTATTTTATCCGCCGTCTCTTCTTTCCCTTGAGTTATATATGTTTCCTGCCGTACGGCGCCTCGGCTAGTTCCCCCTTCAGCTATTACGCAAGCACATATGGCCAGCCACGTATCTATAGGGACCCGGAAGCCTTTAAATGTTTGCCCAATCCTAGAAGTAAATGGCGGTATTGTATAGTACCCCATAGGCGTCCCGTGCCATTTGCCGAAGCCAATTGCCTTATGATAATATTTTATGTTGTCTGGGGTCAGAAAGGTGAACTTCCCTGATCTGCTTTGCTTTACATAACACCTATGGTTCCCAGTGACACACATGCTCACGGATCTACTATTACACGTGTACATCTCTCCGTCATGATCGTAAACGTTCAACTTTATTGGCTTCTGGTACTCAACCTGGTGCGTCCCTGCATTCAGGGTACATATTTCATCATCCATAGTTAAATCTAATCCGGGAATCCATCCACGTGAAGTCAAAATCTCCGTATCCTTTGAGAAGCACCTGTATGCGTTGCGCAATAAGGACCTGCCTTCAGGGTTGTTGTAGTTTGCCTTAGTTCTAAAAAGCAGTGACTTCTCCAGCGGGATAACCCTCTTATTATGGTCCGGGGGCGCCTGCTGTATTGCAGCCACTACACCACCATCATCGACCTCATCGAAGATCCATTCCTTTATGGTGTGTTGTGCTCTACCTGGGAGCCTCCTCCAACCTATTCTATTATCATCGTATTTACTTCTGCGCCTAGGATCACGTACATCTCCCTGTCTGCGCTTGTAAACTACTTCGTGCCATGCAAATCCGTACGGCAACATTGTTAAAACCTCTGCAATTGTGTCTACCCAGGTAGTACTCATGTCGCCCATGCAACTTTCAAGGAACTCTTTCGCTTCCTTATCTATCGGCTTGGAACCCCCGGCCTCAATTCGCCAACTCGCGCGCCGGATTAGCTGCTCGCATACATATAGGATCGCGCCAATTACGGGGTCGTTGCTTTCCATCTCTTGGTATATCTTACTTGCACGAGGCCATCGTAGCTGGGGCAGGAACTCTTCATAAACGTACCCGCCGAAGCGCCTAAGCCCTGTCGTGCCTATCTCAGAGAAATTAGGTGTGTGCGTGGAAGCCCCTGTCGTACTCGCTATCTCAAGACTCTTCTCGACTTCCTGCTGTATGGTATCCCGTAGCTCTGCGCTTATCTTCACATCCTTCTCCTTTCTCTGAGTGGTGGCTTACTATAACCAAACAGCCATCATGTCAGCTAGATGTAACGCTGTAACCAGTTTACTTTGCCCCATTGCGTTCGAGAGGGCTCGACTTGCAGCGTAGTCTCGAGCGCTTGCATCGAAGCCTCCCATATGCCAACGGATTGCCAACATTTCCTCTTCGTCGAGGGGTACCTTATGCTGCAGTAATATTATCACAGATTTCTCGCCATGCCCTAGGGGCAGGTGGTCATCAACCTCCCAGGAATCCATCCGCACCCATGTACCATCTTCCAATCGCTTGTTGCGTCTGGATCTCTTATAGAAGTCCACCTTACATATATCATGCAGTAAAGCGACCTTCGAAATGGTACTGTCAGGATACCCCAGCAAATATTGATAGTTCAACTGCATAAGCTTCTCATAAACCATCAAGGAGTGCTCCACTAGCCCACCTTCATAATCCTGGTGGTACTGAGTACTTGCAGGTGCTTTGTAGAAATCACTCAACTCTAGGTAGTGGTAGAATGCATCCGGAATGTTTGGGTTAGTGCGAGCTAAGGTACCTGCGAAGTGCTTCTTATTGGACTGTCTCTGTTGTAAGCTTAGACTTGAGCTTAAGTTCGTACTCATAATACTGCACTCCAATACGATTCTTGATCGCCGATACTGACAGGCAATGCGTCTTCATGCACCTGCGTTTTCAACATTCTAAAGGCGCCGCTGAGGGCATCGACTTGGTCATCGTGTTTCCCCTTAGTCGGGAACAGCTCTATCTCATCTAGGAAGTCATTGTTCCACGGGGCCTGTACCAAAAGAATATTCCCGCGCTCTGCCGCCGAACTAACCGGGTTTGCTCTAAGCACCTTGGATCCAGTCTCCCTATTTCCTCGAAATGCAAAACCCTTTAAAACGTTGCGCGCGTAATGGTCCACAATCATCTTGCCACTACTACCTGGCTCTTCCTCTCCAAAGATCATTACGTAGCTTCCGTCTTCGGTTGCAGTCTGTCTTACTATGCTTTCAGTAGCTTCTGGGGATTTGCGGAAGCGTTTCACGTGTAATATGTAATAAATGCCGCGCTTCTCACCGAGCAAAAGTCCGGTTGTGTAGTCAGGGTCGGTCCCAGGCTTTTGTTCCGAGGAAGCGAAGTCCCAATATCTTACTGTTCTCAGTGGGAAAGGCACTTCACTATACTGTATTGTTCTGAACCACTCACGCTGGAACAGCTTGCCGTCCTTGCGAATCTCCCAGTTGCCGTGTCTCAGGCGCTCGCGTGTAATAGGGTCAAGCTCTTGCAAGGACCTCTCGTATGCATCTCTGTCCAGGTGAATATTATCCTCCAACTTAGCTGGGATAAAGATTCTACCCTTGCTAGGCCCCTCAACAACGAACCGTTGCTTCACCCATTCGAGCCCGTCACCATCAGGGTTACTTGCACTGCGCATCCGGAGAGGTACATCTGTATGCTTCAGACGGCGCAACCGACTGAATAAATATTGATACTGGGTCTCGCTAAACTGTGTGAGCTCATCGAACCCTATGTACTGGAACTCGGCGGATTGATAGCGATATTTGTCGTTTTCGTGTTCTAGGTATCCAAACGTCAGAGTCGCCCCACTCGGGAACAAATATGTCTTCTCTTTGTCAATCCAGCGCACTTCTTTGCTGAATACGTAAGGGTATAGCCACTCTCTAGCTCTATCCATCAAGGCCCCCGGGAGCGATAGGTCCTGGAAAGTTCTCCTGAGGAGCAACGCTTGGTATCCGGGGGTGTCTGCATATTGTAAAGCCCCCATCAGCAACGTATCGGATTTACCACCCCCAACTGCACCGCCATAGAATGCTTCCAGAATATCGAGCAGTAGGAACGCAGCTTGCTTAGGATACGGCTCATGGGGGATGTATTTGGTCATCTTGGGCGTTAAAACGTGCTCAAGTTGATTTAAGTCCCTGTAGCTCAATGCTGGTTGTGTTTGCATTTGTGTTTGCGCCTGCGTTTGCATTATGGGAGCACCTCCGCATCGATGACGTTTGCATTTGCATCTGACCTTGCCTCTGCATCGGGGGCTGGGAGTGCCTGGGCATCTTGGAGTATACTGAGGATCTCACTGATACGCTGCTCGCGGCTCTGGTTGCCGTTGCCTGCTCCTTGGTCTACTCCGTTGCCTGGCGCTGCTTGGTTTATCTGTTGATTGATCTGAACCCATGGTTTGTTGCCTGCAGCCCCTACTCCTACCCCTTGATCTGGCCTACCGGGGTCCAAGCCCAAACTCAGGCGTTCGAGTTCAACGGAAGTGCGAAACCATTCCAGTGCGGTCTTCGGGTTGAGTTCCTCGATATGCTCCTCGAGGAAGTCCAAACATTTATCGAACACCCTGCGTGCTGCGGTTGCATGCTTGTTTTGCATGCCTTCGATTTCCAGCTCTCGCATCCGGTTTAGTTGCAACCTTCTATACTGATCGAAGGCACGCACGCGGTGCGGCCAATGATACAGGTGACTGATTGCTTTGATTACGGGGCGCGCTATGCTGGTGCGATGTGCGACAATATACATAGAACGCAGGCTGGTTATACTGCGGGGGTCTGTGATATCCAACCGGTTGCCGTTGCCCCCGGTGCCCCCCGGTGTACCAACAACAGATCCGTAAATCATATCACGGTACGCTTTGAACAGCTCGAAATATTGCAACTTTTCACCATCTAGTCTTTCCCAGAATGGGAGGCCGTCTGGTGTCGTTGCATATCCTTCTTGGTAACTAAGTGGAGTTATTGCACATGTGGGGAGCTGGTTACGATGAACTAGTTCCTCGAGCTCATCCATGCTAGTATTCGGGAACTCACTCATTATTGCATCCGCTGCAATGTATGCAGTGGGGAAGTTATCAGTATTTGTGGGGATTACGGTCTGAAGGGCACGTACTTTATCGGCAGTTTGTTGCATCGCGAGGAGTTTGGGTTCCTCCCAATGTATTAGGCTGGTTGTGCCCATTGGGCCTACCGAGGGTGTATGTGTGCTTTGTACGTTTATGGTGGTTTCTCCCCTTCGTACTAGTCCTATCTGTATATATTATACTCCTCTCGGATGTAAAAATCAAGGGTTAAAACGGTGTCGGAGAGAATATTCCGAAGGTTAAAATTTTTCGATGCGTTGTAGTGTCGGACGAAAGTGTCGCGTCGGATTTATTTTTTCACGCAGCTCGCAATATGCGGATGTACTCAAATTTTTGTAATATTCGAAAGATTGCTGCTTTTTTGAATCTTGTGAATATTCCAAATATTCACAACATTGCAAATACCCCGAATATTTGAAATATTTGCAACGTTAATGTTCGTAATATTTGAAATATTCACAATATTGCAACATTCATAACCCTTTGAATATTCACAACGTTCATAACATTCGTAATATTCGAAATATTCACAACGCGGTTAATATCATGTATATTCGAAATATTCACAATATTCGTAACATTCACAATGTTTGCAGTATTCACAATATTTACAACAGTCACAATATTTGTAATATTCACAACATTTGTGATATTCATAATATATAGGACATTCACAATATTTACAACAGTCACAACATTGTGGATACCCACAATATTCGTGATATTCATAATATTCGGAATACTCACAATATTTGGGATACCCACAATATTCGAAATGTTCGGAACAACAAAAAAAAAAACCCGGATTTAACCGGGTTTTAAATTTTCGCGAATATTTTAATTATTTAGATTTTTTCGAATTCTCGATATTTTCCTTATTTTTCAAATGTTTTTTAACTACCGAATATACGAAATTATAGTTCGAATTCGTCTTTTTCGCGATTTCACCCACATTTAACCCTTTATCCGATAATTCGCGGAATTTGGAAGATTTCGAATTTTTCGAATTATTCGATTTACGGATATTATCCGTATAATTCGAAATTACCCCATATACGAATTGATATCTACAATTCGTAATTTTCGAAATTTCCGGAATATTCAAACCTTCGTCATATAACTTTTTGAAACATTCGGATTTTGAGTTAAATTTTAAATTTTCACCTTTAATTTTAATTTCAAACATTTTTGAATCCTCCCCATTTTTTAAATTTTTTAAATTTTTGGAATCTTTCAAATCTCTCATCTAATATCACCTCCTCCCTCTATAATTATTATATCATAAATAACTAAATAAATCAACCCCCTAACGAAAATAAGTATATTCGTAATATTCGAGATACTCACAACCTTTTGAATATTCGGAATATTCGAAACATTGTGAATGTCGCGAATATTCGGGATTCCGCGGTTACATTTCTCTCCATCACGCGGGCGCCGCCCGCG